TATCTATGTAATACTAAAAACCTTCAATAAAAAAGGGAAGTCCACCACAAACTTCCCTCTCTTCCACCAATAAAATAATTAAAACTGTAATATTGCGTAATCGTAACGGAGACTTAATGTAATCTCGGCTGGGTCACTAGCAGCCCAATCCAAATCATTAAATGCGGCTGATACAATAAATGCACCCTTTAAAGTCCATTCTTCTATTTTATCTCCAACAGGACCTAACATATTAATTGTAATATCTTTTTTGTAAAAATCAGAATAACCATCACGTCCAGTTACAGATTCTTTATGTAAACGTACCCATTCCATAACTGCTTGTGCACCACTTGGAACAACTGGGTCATATAAAGTAATTTCAATTGGCTCCCACGAACCTTTACCTTTTACAAATCTTTTAACATTAATATGATTTAGTTCAACTTCCTCAAACGTAATACTCGGTCTATTGGCAGTCTTAATTAAATACGCGGGAATACCTTCAACATAAAGGATATAACGATTCTTCGTTTTTGGTTCAAACGGAGTGAACATTATTTCTGAAGGGTCGAGTAATTCAGCCATTTTATTATCTCCAAATTAATTAAATTTCTTATATATAAATATCATCTACTTCTAAAAATGTATTTCATCTAACATCAATAATAAATATCATATAAACAAAAAACCCCTCAAAAATGAGGGGCTTTAAGTTTCAACTTAGTTACTATTCTGGAAATGTAGCTCCCGTAGGAAGTACAACAAAATCAAGAACAATAAACTCTGCAGTTCTCGTAGGTTGAATATAGATTTGTCCAACAAGACGATTTCTATCAACAACATCTGGTGTGTTGTTAGATTCATCCATGACAACTCTAAACGCACTCAATCCACTATTAGCTTGTACTGAATCCAAGAAAGGATTAACAATATTCAAGAAACGATTACGTGTTCCAGCAGTATTCTGTTCGAACACAAGGTATCTTGAAGAAGAAGCAATAAACTTCTTTAATCTAATTAGTAATCTACGTACATTTACTCTATCCAACGCAGATGGTTTAGCTTGTAAGGTCTTCTGACCCCAAACACAAACACCTTGACCTGGGAATGAAGCAATTGGGTTAACCCTATCTTCATAAAGGTCATCACGTTCTGCATGAGTTAATCTCGTCTGAGCTTCAAGTACGGTTGTTAAACCACCACGATTCAATCCAGCTGGAGCGAACCATTCATGAGCTACTTGGTCTGTGTATGCAATAACACCAGGTAACACTACTGAAGGCGGCACCCATACAGGTAATGATGTACCAGAATCTACTATTTTTACCCAAGGGTAATAAACAGCCGCGTAATTAGTATCTAATGTAGATACACGACTTGTTATAGTAGAGATACTTTCACCATGTATAGAAGCATCCATAACATAAAATGCATCACCACGTTCTTCACACATATTCATAGCTCTAGCACTAACTTTACTATGTAGACCATGTACGATACCAGGTGTTACTAACAAATTGATATCGAACTCATCAGGATTACTTACAGCATTAATAGCTTTCTTGTAAACAGTAGTTCCCATAGTTGTAGCAGATGAACAATCAAATCCCATTACATTTGTATTTAGTATGTTAGCACCAGTATTCTTTGGTGTTGCGGGATTCATTCCATCAAAACCACCTTGTAGTGGTAAAGCGAACTTACGTTGACTAATATGTGAATTAGACAATGTTAATTGGTCTGAGCCAGTAGCATATCCATTTGTAGACGATGCAGATGGATGTCCATACATATTTTCTAATGACATTGTAGCATTATTACCAGTTCCAGCACTTGTTGGTACTGGTGCTAAGTAAGCAACATTATCATAGGCTTTTGTATTATCATTGTATGTATACCAATAATTAAAGTCAAATCCATAAGGAACTGTTGCGTCAAACTCTAATGTTTCATTAGTTTGTGAAGTCACTAATCTAGCAGCATCAACTCCAGTTGTACCTGGAACAGTATTTGATATTGCTGAGTGACCCATTGGTACTACAGTTTTTGGTGCGAACTCAAGAGCAGAATAATCACTAATATAAACGTGATTAGACATATTTGGCCAATCTCCATTATATGTTAGTTTTCCATCTGAGTCTATAGTAACATATCTATCACCAATAACTCTTGGTAAATAGTTAGTACTTGATGCATCAAAATTTAAATTATGCCAAGATTCAATTAACGCTCCATCATCAACATTATGTACTCCAATACTAAATGAACCATAGTCTGAACCAGCAATACTACCAGCCGCTTTCACATTAGAAACAACCACAAACACATCATCGTTTACATTTGAACCATGTGAACGAGTATTAACCTTAAATAGATTAAAACGTGCATTATTAATCATCTGTGATTGTACGGTTGGTGAACTAGCATTTGAGTAATCAATACTGGCAAAATCTATAGTAGCTATAGAAGCGGAAATTGCTTCTGTTCCTGCCCATGTAGTTGTTGATTGTGCGTTTTTAAAATTAGCATATAAGTAAGCTGGAACAGTTATCCCGCCAGCTCCCGTTTGAGTTTGAGCATCAGTACTAAATACATTTTCAATGTAATTAGCACTTCCTGTATCAAATGATAAAGTTACACTATATGAAACTGTATCTGTACCATTCACAGTCAATGTTGAATCAGTTGAAGTAACATCACCACCAGTAATAGTTGATGTTGATAAATCTCCTGCTCCACTAAAATCACCTTGTGACGGTGCGAGATACGCTAACGAGTGTGTAACACCAGTTGCCGCATCTGCTCCAGATATAGCATATAGTTTAATAATATCATTTGAATACCCATCTTCTCCGAGAACTCTGACGATAGTAACCGTACCAGCACTCCGTAGATATTGTTCTACGGTATAAGGTGTATAATAATTCTTCGTGACATCCCCAAATATATCCACAAATTCATTAAAATTGCGAACAACTGTAGGAACAAAAGCAGGCCCTTTAACGGTAGGCCCAATTATTGCCGCTCCAATTTCCCCAATAGCTTGTGGTAAAAATGAAAGGTCTTTCTCACGAGTAAATACACCAGGACTTACGATTCTTTCGGCCATTATATTTCTCCTAATTAATTAGTTTTAATTTACGCATGCGAATATATAACATATTCTTAGATATAAATAGTCAACAAAAACTTGAAACGATTATATGTAAGATTTTATTATTTTTCGGTTTGTGGTGGTTGTTCTATTGGTGTAAAAGTACCAGTAGTTGGGTCTAATGAACCAGGCCCATATTTTTTATTTAATTCGTCAACTAAATCACGTTCATTCTTTTGTATATTAGCATAATCAACTTCCATTTGTGCTTCTTGTTGTTCTAATGCATCTAATTGTTGCTTCAACAATATACTCTGAACACGTAATTGTCCAAATTCAATAGTTTTACTCTGATATGAAGTTTGAAGTTCTTGTAACTTTTTCATTTCATCTTCAGAAAATTTAATAGTATCTGCCATTTTATTCTCCTTATAACAGTTATATAACTAACAATAAGTATCTAATTTTAACACTAAAAGTATTATTTATTTTTTAACTCTTCTTCTAAACCTACTACTCTAGCTTCTAATTCCTTAATAGCCTCTACCAATATTGGAATTATATGAGTCTTATTAACACCATAGAAACCTTCTTGGTCTTCAAAACTTACTTTATGTGCTTGTGAACCTGTAATTTCTTGTGCAATAAATCCATATTCTGTTCTATCATTAGCATTATCTGCATTCCTTGTATTACCTTCTTCTTCGGTCTTCCATTTATAAGTTACACCACGTAATTCTTTAATTGTGTCAAGTGATTGTGATATAGTATTAATTTCTTTCTTTAATCTTACATCAGAAACACCAACTTGTAAATGACCAGTTCCAGACGCTCCTACATCAATAGAACCACCAGTAGATAATGTACTTACAATAACTCCATTACCAGCACTCATACTAATTTGTTGAGCATCATCATCAATTTGTATATGTGTACCATTACCATATCCAACCCAGTCATCATCACCAAGGAATATATTACCTTCAGATTGTAATCTTGTTACTTCGTTAACATCATCAATAGATAGATACGTACCAAGTGAGTAACCTCTCATATCACCGAGTGAACCTACACCAACTGTAGATAATTCTATACCACCACCAGCATCTGATAAACTCATGTATGTGTTATTACCGGCTGTTGTATGGTCACCTACTTTAAATATTTTATTACTACCATCAAATGTCATATTCGCTTCAGCAGTTGCATTTGAACCACCATCGGATGTTATAACTCTTGTATTTGACGCTCCACTTAAACTTAAAGTACCACTTGAGCCACTTGAACCACTTGAGCCACTTGAGCCAGATGAACCTGACGAACCTGACGAACCTGACGAACCTGACGAACCACTTGTTCCGCTTACGGTTACACCACTTGAACCACTTGAACCACTTGTTCCACTTACGGTTACACCACTTGAACCACTTGAACCACTTGTTCCACTTACGGTTACACCACTTGAACCAGACGAACCACTTGTTCCAGATACGGTTACACCACTTGAACCACTTGAACCACTTGTTCCACTTACGGTTACACCACTTGAACCACTTGAACCACTTGTTCCACTTACGGTTACACCACTTGAACCACTTGAACCAGAACTTCCACTTGAGCCACTTGAACCAGAACTTCCACTTGAGCCACTTGAGCCACTGGAACCAGAACTTCCACTTGAACCAGACGAACCACTTGTTCCAGATACGGTTACACCACTTGAACCTGAAGAACCACTTGTTCCAGATACGGTTACACCACTTGAACCAGACGAACCACTTGTTCCAGATAAACATAAACAACATGAAGAACAACAAC